GAAAAAATTTGTAGTCCAAGAATTTAAAACTTTTATAGAAAACAATATTAAACCTTTATGGACGAACAATCCAAAAAAGAGTGATAAAGTTAAATTGTATTCTGTAAAAGATTTATATGATATCTCTTTATAATGGTTTTATCAATTCCAATGAGTTAATTATAATTCCAATGTCTTTTCCAAAAATAGTTTGTAATCCTTTCCCTTTTTGAAGCGTTTTTAAATGTCTTAATAAAAAGTCAAATGCAATTTTGTTTCCATCGTAAAGGAATGAAAGTTTATTCAATTGCTTCAAATCACTACATCTTATAAAATGCCATAAAATTTCAAACGAACGTGTTGAATGAGTTTTCAGTAATTCTCTAGTTGCATTGTAAAATGCCGCAATTTCAGATTCTGTTTTTGGAAAAAATAATAAATACAATTGAAGAAAATGACTGTTTTCTTGATTTTCATCGAATTCACTGGTTTTGTTTATTGCTAAAGAAGAATGTTTTGTTTGAATATGTCTTTCTAAATTATATTTTCGTTCAAATGTTTTTTCACAATGAATACATGTATGCTTTGACATATTTATTTCTTCGTTTGGTTTTTAAAATTTAATTTATGTTTAAATTAACAAATGTATGTTTTTCTTATTTTATTTTTGTGCATAATTTATTCTTACATTTACTTACGATATTGGTTATTTATTTCTCCTTATAATCAAAATTTACAATATCATCAAACCAATCCGAATATTACATTAAATCAACTCAAGGTATCACAATTTCATTCATCTGCGTTGTCTCTTCAATCCAATAGTACAATTTTGCTTCTTACTAATGTTAAAAATGTTTCATCATTTTTCAACCAATATTGCAATACTAGGCGTTATCAATGTTATGAAAAAAACCCAGAAAAATACAATTGGACTGTAATTTCTTTGAAAAAGAATAAACAACCGATTACATTGGAAATTTCTTACGACCAAAACCAAAAACTTACGAACATCATTTTAAGAGAGAAAATGATTCTTTTAATTCCTTCTACGCTGACAAATTGGAAAACAGATGTATCTGTAAATAAAGCATATATTGTTGATAAATACAAACATTTATTCTTTGCTTATTAGTCTTTTTTACTTCTTATAAATAATTAAATTAAATTGTAATTGATTTGTATTTTTTTCTACTTTCTTTATTTCTATCAACGCGTTATCCCTGAAGATTTTACCGAACATTTGTATTTTATTTTCGTTATTGGTTATTCTTACAATTTGTTTATCCCATTCAAAATGTACAAAATTATGCTCTTTTGTATAGTAATCTTTGTTTATATCTAATAAAGATGTATATATTCTATAATTCTTTGTTCCAATTAATTTTAAACCAGGTTGGAATATTTTTTCTAAAATCAAATGATTTGTTTTAATATTCAATTTCATTTTTTTCTTTAAAAATTCTTTTATTGAATTTATGTTAATTTGTAAATAAATACTCGGTTTGTCTTTGTTTTCGTAAACTTTTTCAAAATCATATTCTACTACATTACTTGGACGCAAAATACTCATCGGTCTATTCAAACATTTAAATTGATCATTTTTATAAGAATTCTTACGTCGACAAATCTTTTTACTTTTACTTTTACTTTTACTTTTGCAATCGGCATTCACTTTACAGCTCATTCTTTTTTCCGTATCAGTCGCTAAATACGAAATCATTTTTACCCAACCATGCAGCTGATGATCAATTAATACTGGAAATTTAATTCTATCAATTACATGAAAAAGTTTACGTTTATGATGAAAATTGAAATATTTTAGATATGTTTTCTTTGAATTTAAACGTGTTCCACTTGAATTTAAATAATATGTTTTATTTTTAGTAGACATGTAGATTTATTTAATTGTAATTACTAAGTCGTCCGAGAAAAAATTGATTAATCTCAATTGTGAAGATCAGTAGTATTCTGCATTGTCATGGTTCGACAAGGTGCAAAACTACTTCTATGCAAAACAGTTTTCCCAATGTTGTGTAATCCGTCTAAATGTTTTTTTGTTCCATAACCGGCATTTGTACTCCATCCATATGCTTTTTCCCATAGAGGATATTGTTCACATAATGTTTGTATATATTCATCTCGATATGTTTTTGCTAAAATAGAAGCAGCCGCAATATGATAATATTTATCATCTCCTTTAGTTACTAATTCATACGGTACACATTCTTCTTCAAGACGAAATTCTTTCCAATAATTACCATCTACATCGATTTTATCAAAAACTTTTCCATATTTAGCATGCATATTATTCAATGATCGATGCATACTGTTCATTGTTGCATGCAAAATATTTTTATCATCAATTTCGTCGATCTCTGAATACGAGACAGTATATGCAACTGCATTTTCTTCAATGTATTTTCGCATGAGATCTCGTTTTTTCTTTGATAATTTCTTAGAATCTTTAATTTGCATATATGTGTCATCTGGGAATTCTTTTGGTAAGACAACTGCAGCAGTATACACTCTACCAATTAACGAACCACGTCCAGCTTCATCTACACCACATGCGTTTTCTTGAGATAACTGCATTTTTTTTGTTTTTTTACTTTCTTTTGGTTTAAATTTCTTTTTTTTGACATAAAACTCAAATGTTTAATTCATTTTTTACACTTTTTAACATTTCAAAATCACCTTCGTATAATTTTTTTTTAAAAATGTCGTTAATGTTTAAAAATTCTACTTCTTCATGTTCTTTTACTTCAAGATTTTCTTCATCTACAATTTCACCCACGAAAAAACGACAATTGTATTTTTCACATTTGTAAGAATAAAATTCTTTATATATACGTATTTGTAAATTCAATTCTTCTACCCATTCACGCGCTAAACAATCTTGAATACTTTCATTCATTTTCTTTTTTCCACCTGGAAATTCCCAATATCCTGCTCCTGGATATCCTTCCTTACGAAGACCTATCAGTATTTTTCCTTGTTTATTCATCATAAGCCCACATGCAACTTGATTTGTATCCATATTTAATTAAAAGTTAGTCATATAGTCTTAAATAAGTATTTTTCTCAGTTTTTATTTCATATTTTCTTGCGTACTATAACGAAATAAATAATTTGATTTTAATTTGAAAAATGAAGATTCGTTATTGTTAGTATTTTGTTTAAGTTTTTCGAAGTATTTAAATGAGAAAAAAACGTTAAAATTTTTCGGAGATATTTCAGAGGAATCTTCTTCTTCGTCGTTACTATTTGTTATGAAATTGTCATTATCTTCGTAATCTGAACGTTTCAATTTTGAAGTCAATTCTTTTAATTCATCGTTAATATCGTCATAAGAAGATTTTTTCATATTCCATTCTTTGTAAGTTTTTCCATAAATTTTTCTGATCTCTTTTGTAAAATTTTGTTCATTTATCAATATTATATTTTCTTTAGATTCGTAGAAAGATTTGTCCGATTCACTACAAGAACCAAAAGAAATACAATCTTTACAGAAAGAAAGAAAAATATCGTATAAAGATTTTGTTTTAAATTTAGTTTTCCAAAAATCTGTTTCTTCATGTTTTTCAAATTGCGAATTTATAAATGATTTGATCATGTCTTTTGACACAAAATTTTCAGGTAATTTTAGATATTGCACAAAATCCCACACTTCTTGATATATCTCTTTTGTATGCATCAATACTGTTTTTGAATATGAATGATTGTTTAATTTTAAAAAATGCTGAAAAAAAGGAAGAAAAGTATCAGTACGATAATGAATAATACGATAACAATGATTTTTTTTTTGAAGAAATTGTGTTGAAAATTGAGAACAGTATTTATTGTACATGTATATACTTGTACTTCCCATTGAAATGTAATGTTTTTCTAAATCGTGATAATACTTTTCTGAAACACTGTCAGTAAATGATATTACTAATGGTATTTTTAGATTATTGCTATCCAACGTCAAACAATTCGAATAAGTAAATTTTAAAAAATTCAATGATTTTTGCCATGTTTTAGAATTTCCATAAATGTAAGAGATTAGTTTTTGAACGAAAGAAGTAATTATTTTTGCATTTTTCCCTAAACATAAAATGCAAACTTCTTCTTCATGTATTTTCTTTTTTAACAGTGTTGCACCAATGATATATGTAAAAAGCAATGGATTATCTACAAATTGTTCAAACAAAGTAAAAGTATTTGCAATACATTCATCAGAAGGAGTATACTCTGTCCAATCCCGATTCATAATTTTGCTTTTGATCGTAGATTTCCAGTATTGAGGAAATTGATTTCGACATTCCAAAGGAACTTTATTTTTCAAATTAAAAAAGATTTCATCTGAACTAATCGAAGACAATCCATCTTGATGGGCTTCATAAAAAAAATTCAATTTTGAGTTGTAAAAATAAATATCAATGTTGTTTTTACAAATGTCTTCTAAATTAATCTTTTTTGTATAAAATTCAATATTTTTTTCAAGAAAAGATTTTATTTTTTCTGCAAATTCTTGTTCAAATTCATTGGAATTCCAATTTTCACAAATGTATTGATTCAAGAAATAAGACAACGGTAAATCAAGTATATTTTTGTTTATGTTGTAGTCTATAATTAGGTCGTTATTTGTTTCGTCTGTTTGTGTATTATCCATATTATTTATTTATTTTAAAGAATGCAAATCTTTATATTTGATAGTATTATTTAATCGAACAGTTTTTTAATTTTTTTCTTTTCTTTTATAGACAATTTATCGCCACCCCATTTTTGATGAATTTGAATAATTTTTTCTATTTCGGTTTGTTCTAATTTGGAAACAATCTTTATATTTTCTTTTTCTATAATTTCGTTGTTTATGAGAGGAAACATGTCGCAAAAATATTTTTGGGTGCAATTTAAATTACAACCAATGGATGATAAAATAGTTTTCATGTTGCTTTGTGTAGCAGATTTACTAAGGGAATTTGTGAATGTTATTTTATTTGAACTGACTTTTGCTTTGTTTTTTGAGTTGTAAAATATGTGATTCAATGAATAAGTATGAACAAGTCCAGAAGTATCATGTAAATATTTTATAGTATCGCTTTTGGTATGAATATGTTTAATTAATATGTCTCCTAGAGACAATTGATAAATGATTTTCAAAAAAATAGTATTGTATTCTTTGTTCGTGATTTGTTTTTTGTTCAATTGATAAGGTAAATTTTCGTGAATCATCATTGGAATTAAATTAGTGTCAAAATTATAAGAATCAAAGAGTTGTTTGTAATTTAAAGATTTATTGTATAAAGAATTTGTTATTTCAAATAAATTTAAATCGGAAGTTTGTTGTTTCATGATGTTTAGGATAAGGTTTGTGAATTCTTGAAATGAAAATTTCTCGTAAATATTTGATTGTACACAAACTTCAAAAATTAAAATTGTTTTGCGTACATCAAAATTACAAAATTCCATTAAAAACAAAAGTTTGTCTTCATGTACTTTCCATTTTTCTTTTGTGCATATATTTTCAAAAAAAGGAAGTAAATCTGATTTAGTAAGCATTGACAATTCAAATTCAGTCATGACATTGTTTGCAATTTTTTTTTCATATGGTTTCGTACTAATACAAATTACAGGAATACGACAATTATTAGTAGAAGAAATTGCTGAAAACAATTCATGTAATCCACCTTTATCTCCACAACTCATTCCGTCAATATCATCCATTATTATTCCAATAGAACAATTTTTGTTATTTTTTTTCATAACATCGACTGCACCATTTAATAATAATTTTTCCATAATTTCTTGGATGCGTTTTTTACTGCGTATATCTCCAGCATTCATTTCGAAGACTAAATACCCTTCAGATTGTAATATCATAGTTGCTAACATAGTTTTACCAATTCCACCTGGACCATGTATATAAGATATTGATGAAACTTCAATACATTTTTTCTTAGATTTTGTTTTTTTTTGTATTTGTTTTTGTGAAAGAGATTTGAATTCTTTAATCCATTTGCGAATCAAAGAAATCGTATTTTTGTTTCCAATTATTTCATCAAGATTACTCGGTTTATATTTTGACAACAAAGTCAAATTTGAATTATTTTTTTTATCCATAATAATTTATAAACAAGCTTATTTTTTAAATTTAGACACAAAAAATGTTAAAGCAAATCATTAAATACGGTATATTAAAAGCAACTTCACAAAAAGAACGTTTTGATTCTGAAATGACAGCCAGCAATGAAAGTGTAATGAATATTGTTCAAACGGAAAACTTTTCTGAAATGATTTCTAATCTTGTTAGTTTTTTATTAGTTCTTCTGATTTTGACTTCCGTTGGTAAATACTTGTGGAACTATGTTCTCGCAGGCGAAGGACGTGGTGCAACTGGTCTTTTCACTGGTGTAAAGAAGGTAGATAGTATTATTCAAATTCTAGCATTGTTTCTTATTATTGGATTGTTTACAAAGTAAATTATAAATCCGTTTTGATTAAAGTAGAAAAAGTAGAAAAAGTAGAAAAATACAAGTTTGGTTTCAACCTCAAATCATAATTTAATTCAGATACAAAGATGATACAAATTATTCCAAAATATTTTGAAGAATCTGAGGATTTTCAAAAAAAGAAGCCATTCATAAAAATTGAAATTGTCAATGAAATAAAACAATATTTATTTTACAATCCATCGAGCTTTTTATCAATTTTTGATATCAAAAACAAATTTGGTCATGATTTATCGTTGTTACCTAATGAGTTTGAATATCTACAAACCGACAATAATTTGTTTTGTTATTTACAAGATGGGTATAAATGGTGTTTTACAATGAATTCTAACAAAATTTTGTACAGATGTAAAGAGAAAATGTTGCAACATATATTTCATTCTACACAATCGATACGCATAAACAAGACAAATTGTGTTAATTACAAACGTGAAATCATGGATTTGTATCGTTTGATCATTTTTGGTTCTGTGTACGGAAAAGACTGTTCAACGCCGTTTGATAAATATTTTGCGGTTCGAAAAAGAACGACACGAATGTTTTTAATTCCATTAATAACGAATGCACATGTACAGACTAATATTGATAAAACCACCGGAAAAAAAATTCAAATAATCGTTTTTAACGAAGAAACACAAGAACTATACCCAAAATATGCAAATCAAAATATCCAAAAGAGAATCAAACGAGGAGAAGCAGTTGTACTTGTAGATGAAAAGGCCGGTACTTATGACATCAACCGGGTAAACAATTCAATTAATATCCAAAAGAAAAGCAAACGAGGAGATACATCAGTTATACATGAGGATGGAAAGTCTCGGGTAAACAATACACTTAATTTCAAAAAATCAAAAGCAGTTAGTTCGTTGTCAGAAGGTTACACCTATAAAAAAGATAGTAATATATACTCACATGATATAAAAATTAATGAAATTCCATTGTGCATGAATCGTACATATGATAAAGATGTATCCTTTTCCGTATTTCGGGTCGGTGCATCACAACAAATGCGAAAATTTTGGTATGAATTGTCGGAAAATAAGAACTAATAAAAAAATAGTCTTTGTTAGATTTCTTTAAGTATTGAACGCGTTGTATGACCAGACTATTTTAAACTACTTAAAGAAAACACTTATTATATAATTCAAAAAAGGAAAAAAAGAAAATGTCAACCACAACAAAAAAAACACAAGCGCAACCAAAACAAGTTTCTACTTCAACCCTTGGAAAAAAAGCCGTAACCAATAAAACGGTGGTAACAACGTCAGCCCCTGTAGAAAAAAAGAAGGCTATTGTAAAAAAGGAAGCCGTTTCTTTGAATACTGAAACAACTGTTGCAATCAAGAAAGGAAAAAAACCCGTTGAACCCCTAACATCCGTCGCATCTAGCAAACAAGTTACTTCTGCTTCCACCAAAGAAGAACAAGTTGTAGGTGAGAAAGAAGGATTTTGGAATACTATTGAGAATGAAATGAACCAAGAATATTCAGAATTTGAAAAGGAATTTGCAAGTTTTGCAAGTGAAATTCGTAAGTTAGAAACAAGATTGAATCAAATGAAATCCATGGCGAAAGTTATGCATAAGAACAATCAAAAACGCTTCAAGAATTTGTCCCGTCCAGTCATTTCAATGGAAAGAAAAAAAGCTAAAAAGACAAAACGGGATGGTTTTAGTAAGCCAGAAATGATTTCAAATGAACTTGAGAAGTTTTTAAAATCTGATTGTCAAAGCAAGAATATAAATAATTCTATGATTGCCAGAAATGAAGTTACAAAATTTTTGACAAAGTACATTACCGAAAATGACTTGAAAGACAAAGTACATGCAAATAAGATCAATCCAGATGAAAAATTGAAAAGATTGTTGAGTGCTCAAGAAGATGATGTTATTACCTGGTCAACTATTCACAAATACACAAAACATCATTATATCAACACCAAAAAATCTCAGGAAAAAAATTAAAATGTATCATATAAATTAAAAATGTACAAAAAAGTTGATTTAAAAACAAATTACAACAATTTGTATGATAAGTTTACAAAAACATTATTTTCCGTTCAAACTACCCATCTTTATATAGATGATCTAATTATACAGAGTAGTTTTTTCGTATATAAAGTCTCTAATTCTTCTTACAAAATATTTTTACCTTTTATTATCAAATACATATACAAAAAAACATTTAATACTTTTTTTTCATTGATATTGTCTTATATAAAATTGCGTAATACTTTTAATTCTACTTCTTCTATGCTTACAAATACCTTATCTTCAAATGTTTCACTAGATAAAGTAAATAAACTATTACAATCCAATTTGGATGCATCTGACAATTCAAATAAAGAATTTATCAATTCAGTGACTACTAAACACAAAGAAATCATCCACAGTCTTGGATTTTGTATATGCTTTCTTATCTGTTGTGAAATTTTCATGTCTACATCTGAAAAATCATTTACAAATAGTATTTCTTTCTTTCCAAACGAATTTAGTTTTCTTTTCAAAACGTTTTGCGAAGATTTCAAATCCGTTATTTTTCCTTCAGATACTAATACTATTCTTTGGAAAAAATATCCTTCTGATGTTTCTGATTTTTTCGTAATTATTTTTGATTATTACGAATTCAAATATACTAGCTCAAAAATAAAAGATTTTAATCATTCTCTCAAACTTAAACTTGAAAAACTAAAACAAAAAATTCATAAAAAAGAAAAACAAGAAATTTCTTATTCAGTTATTCCAATTCCAAAAACTTCTAAAAAAACTAAAACTTCTAAAGCTACTAAAACTTCTAAAAAAACTAAAACTTCTAAAGCTACTAAAATTTCTAAAAAAACTAAAACTTCTAAAGCTACTAAATAATGTCAAAACGTTTTAATTTTAATTAAAAACATTTTGGAATTTTTATAACTTTTATGTTAGACGAAGAAGAAGAAGAAGGAGGAGTTGGTAAGGATGCATGTTGCGCAGTATGAGAAGTCACGTTTTTTACTAATGAAGATAGTGATTCTGTTGGAACATTTGAACGCACATTAGACTTTGGTTTTGGACTTTCAAATGGTAAACGCATTGTCTCTCCTTTATTTACACCAAGTACACTGCGTGATCGTAATGGAGCGGATTGTGCACGAATTGTAGGGTTTTTAGTGTTAT